GCAATCCATTCGCGTTGAAAGTTTGCGGAGTCAAATCTTGTTCCACGGTACTAACCAAATCCCTAGTATAACTAAAACCATAAGTAACACTATTATTAGTTGGTATTCCGAGTTGATTTTCTAAAACAGGAACAGAAAATGTGACTGAATAACGTACGCGTAACTCTCCTACTTCGGATGCGTCAAAACATCCTTGTGTGGCCACATTTAAATTTCCTGCATCGTAAGTCTTTATGTCGCTCGAACCCGGTAAACCACCTGGACGTACATATAATTCTTTACACAGACTGTGCAACTGGTTGGCTCTCAAAGGCATCCTAAAATTCTCACTAGGCATAGCATCCACATGAGGATCTGTATCTTCCATCTGCTGTTTGGTTCCAGGGGCAGCATCACTCGCATCAAAATCAACACTAAAAATAACTTTTCCGGTTTTTCCATTGTCAGCGTATTCGCTAACGGTTCTTTTATAATAGAACTCAAGGTGATTAAAGTGATATTTCTCCCATTGTTTTGCTTGCAAGCTTAACCACGGAAAAGTTTTGGCTTGTCCCGGGTTAATAGGATACACATTATTGACGAACCCAACAGATCCATTTACGGATCCTAAGTATTCATCTTCTACCACGGTGCAGGTCTTACGTGACCGCATTCCTGTGCGTGGATTACCTTTAGCCGTAAGCTGAGGTTGTCGTCTAACACGTGGGCGGTTCTTACGAACCTGAGCGCGTTTCGTGGGCTTCTGCCGTTGTTGTTTTTGACGACGGGTTGCTTGGGTTTTCTTTACTTGTTTCTTATTAGAAGTACTCATTTCTTTTTTATCTGGCTGCGTCAACTTTACAATCTTTCCAGATAAACTCTGGGGGCGCAATGCCAAACTTTTCTTTCCAGTAAAAAGAGCATAGTAACGGCTGTCAGGTAACAACTGACACTTAGCTGAAAACCAGTGCGGATCTTCGGCCATTACTCTATCATAGTGTTCAATAAGCCAATCTATGAGGTCTCTACAGAAATCCCTAAAAGGTAGATCGGTCCACCCTACTGCTAACATAGCAGCAGTCCGTTCCAGCGTAGTAGCTGGTGTATGATGCGCACGGGGTGCATACAAAAGCGAGTTCATTAACTTGACTCGGTTGTATTTGGGTACTATTTTTCCTCCAAGCATCACAGAATGTGCTGACAAAAAATCCAAATCTAACACAGGTCTTGGTTCCCACGAATCAGTGGTAGTTGTAACTCCAATTGCAGTCCACACTTTAGCTACATTTCTAGCGTTATAAAAGTGAATTACTTCTTCTGCAACAGACCACGTGTTGTCATCTCCAACCAATGCTTTAGCAGTGTTTTGTTCAAATTCCTCGTACGTGTTATATCCTGGTTCTGCATTCATAATCCATGCATAAGACATCAAGGTAAATAATATCAACGTATTATCATTTATTGTATTCACGGATCCTGAGGGATTTCCTCCTAATTTAAGAAATAACACTCCATCTGGTCCTATAATTACTGAATAAATTAAATTCCTGTAATAGGTCAATAAACGATTGAGATTTCTATCAGTTTGGTCTTCTTTCCGTAGTTGATTCCAACGGAAAAGAGCACATCCCCACATCATGTATTCTCGTAAACTTGAATCATACTCGCTTTCATCCAACGCAAAACCGCGCTCAAAGGCTAGTAATTTTCGCATCATGCGGTCCCAATTTCCATTATAGGGACTCATACCAACAGCTGAAGCTGTTTGTAAGTGCGAATCATTCATTTTCTGATTCATATCTACGAACAGACGGGTGCCATGTGCTACAGCATCTATTCCCGCGGAGAGAAAAGTTCTAATACTATTTTTCTCTATCTTTTCTTTTGCTCGTATTTCTTCTTTTAACGAGTTTGTGAAAAGACAGGTCCAATTTGGATCATCCGCTAGTGTTTCCCAATCTTGCTCTAACCACTGATCTATTTCTGCATCTTCAAC